GGTTATAATTATCCTGGCAAGTCGGATTGTACCAAACATACGTGCCACTCAGGTTAGACAGAGAAATATCCCAAAATTTTGAGATCGTATTTTGGCAAAATAAATTATCATAACAATTTTTTTGAACAACTTTTGATAAATAGACCTATTATATATTAGGACTATAACCAGTATAATCTCTATTTTTGTCCAAATTTGATCTCCTTTTAATTCTAAAAATTAAAAATGACTCATTTTGAATCAAAGTGGGAACGTGTTGATGAAGATGACCCTAGTCGTTGTCAACACGTCATACCAACAACAGGCCAATGTAGAAACAAAGCTGTAGAAGGCTCAAGTTATTGTCCGGCTCACGGTGGTAACAAGGCTTATCAAGCAAAACAAAAAAGTGAATTAAGAAATTATCGTCTTACACAATTCAAAGCAAGAATCCAGGAACTAGGAAACTCAGAAGAGATTCTTTCTCTAAAAGATGAAGTCGGAATTTTAAGATTATTAATTGAAGAAAAAATTAATCGTTGTACTAATACTAACGAATTGTTATTAGTTTCTGGTCCTCTCGGTGATTTAATTATGAAAGTAGAAAGAGTGGTAGAAAGTTGTAATCGTTTAGAAAGTAGATTAGGTAATTTTCTTGATAGAGCAAAGATTTTAACATTCGCTCAAACTATTGTTCAGATTGTTAGTCAATATATCCAAGATGAAGAACAATTAGATTCTTTAAGTAATGAAATCTTAGAAGCTCTTAATCATCTCTAACTTAGGAAAAATAATGGATAAACCTCTAAAACAATCTAAGACATTCTGGTTTAATTTAACCGCTCTGATTTTAGGTGCTCTTGGTGGGATGATGGGTACCGAAGTTATTAGTTCTAATCCTGAATATGTTGGTTATTTTACATCTGCAATTGCTCTTGGTAACATCGTTCTTAGACTCTTTACTAAAACCTCAATTAAAGGTTAATAATGAATAAGTTTAAAGTACCAGTAATCTTGACTCTTGCTCTTGTGGGTACTGGAATCATGGTTCCAGCTATTATCAGTAGTGATGATGTCACTATTGATCTAGATTATCCTGAATCTTATCAAGTCGGTGAATTAATTACGATCAAAGCTGATTCTAATGCTGATTCCTTGATTTGGAAAATACTTCCTCAAGTTAATTTTAGAATTATTAATAATGAAATTCTTTTCTCTTCAACCAAGCCTATTGATTATACTATTATTGTTACTGGTTCAAAAGGCAATAAACTAAATTGTCAAATTTTTACTTTAAAATATCAAAATAAAACAGTCCTTACACCTTTTCAGGCCAAAGTTAAAAGTTGGCTTCCTCCTAATTACAATAAAAAAATAGCTAAGAATTTAGCTAATAGTTTCAGGATGGCTACTACAGTAACCAAAGATTTAGACAGTTTAATTATGGCTACTATGTGGGCAAATAAAGAAGCCCTTGGTTCTGATCTTGAAACTTGGAGACCTTTTCTAAAGAGTTTAGAAGATTATCTTCAAGTTAATAGTTTTGATACTTTTGAAGAACATGTTAAATTATGGCAAGAGGTAGCTTTCATCCTTGAGCAATAGTTTGGAGGAATCATGTTAAGACGTAATTTCTTAAAAACTGTAGCTTCAGTTTCTCTATTTCCAAAATTACCTAAAGATTTTGGTTGGAAACCTCCATTTTCACCATCTACTACACCATCTTTTATTGAAACTTTTCCTCAATTTAAAGGCCAAGGTCAAGGTAGAATATCATTACTCTATCCATATCTAAAAATAGCTAATGGTCTAATTGTTCCTCATCAACAATTAGGTAATGATTGTACTTCACAAGCTACTGGCTTTGGGGTAGATATTATTGAAGCTATCCAAAGCATATTAAGAAAAGATAAATGGATTGGAAAAGTATCTACTGAAATTATTCATGTCGGTGGGTTAAAAATAATAGGTAAAAGATCATCAGGGGGTGTAGCTATTGGCGAAGCTGTTCAATTTCTAGGTAAATTTGGAAATTTATTTAGAACTAAATATAAAGATTATGATTTTAGAACTTATAATTACAATCTTATTAAACGATTAAATAAAGAATTAACTAAAGATCACTGGCTTTTGGAAATTTGTAAAAAACATCCAATTAGAAAAGCTACAAAAGTTACTAATTGGGATGAAGCTAGAGATGCTCTTTATAAATTATGTCCTGTCGTTATCGGTAGTGCTGTTGGCTTTGATAATGCTAAAAGAGATAAAAATGGTTTTGCTGAACCTAGTGGTACTTGGTACCATGCTTGGGTATTAATTGGTATCAATGACAAAGGACCACGAAAAGGTGGTTGTTTAATGAATAGTCATGGTAAATACTGGGTCCAAGGTCCAAAAACTTTTCATCAACCTACAGGTTCTATTTGGGTGGATAAAAAAGTTATCAATCGAATGTTAGGAGAATATGGAGATAGTTTTGCAATTTCTAATTTAGTAGGATTAGGAAAAAGAAAATATCGACTTTGTTCAACCTGTAAAATTCCTTGTTTAAGAAAAAGATGAATTTTTTCTTAGTAGCAGCCGCTATTACTACTATTTCAGTCACTTTAACTCAATCTTTATTGTTTAAATCATTAAGAGAAAATATACCTTATCCAATGTTAAAATCATTTTTTCATTGCCCATATTGTCTTAATCATTGGTTAGCTATTCCTGGAGCCTGGTTATTAATTCCTGAAATTGGAATAACTTTTATAGTCACGACTTTAGCCTTAACCTTAATAGCTACAATTCTATCTTATCCGGTCCTTTTAACTTTAGAGAAATTAGATGAATCTTGAATCATATTCAAGACATTGGTTCTTACGACCAGTGGCTCACTGTAAAAAAGGTTGCTGAAATTTGGATTTAGAAACACTGTTTAAAAAGACAATAGCTTCAGGACTAAAGAGAAAGTCTATTACTTTACCTTCATCTTGGGCCAAAAATTATAGAATTATGCCACCCCCATTTTCAGGACAATGGACTCCAGATCCAGCACCCTGGACACTTGATATGCATAATTCGACTGCCCCAATAAATATTGGACAAAAAGCCGCACAATTAGGTTTCACTGAGACAGTTCTCAATATTACTTTCTTTAAAATTGATATTGAAGGATTGAATTGTCTTTATATTTTGCCTACTAAAACTCCTGATGCATCTGAATTTAGTGCAGCACGTTTTGACCCTGCCTTGGAATTATCACCCTATCTTTCTAATCTATTTAGTTCTGTTAAAAATGTAGGCCATAAAAGGGCAGGTGCTGCCAACCTATATATTAGAGGTTCTAATTCTCGGGCCGCTCTTAAAAGTATTCCAGTAAGTTTTATTGTTTTTGATGAATTAGATGAAATGAATACTGACAATATTCCTTTAGCTGAAGAACGAGTTTCAGGACAATTAGAACCTCAGATATGGAAAATTTCAACCCCGACTATTCCTAATACTAAAATTAATGAAGCATTTCTTAATTCAACTCAAGAGCATTATTTCTTTAAATGTCCTTGTTGTTCTAGAATGATAGAATTATTATGGCCTGACTCTATTCAAATAGTCGGAGAAACAAAAAATGATCCTCGATTAAAAGAAACTCATTTAATTTGTCATAAATGTCATCGCCCATTAATCCATGAAACAAAAAAAGTGTGGTTAAAAGGTGGAGAATGGACAGCTTTTAATCCTGGTTTAGATGCAAGAGGTTTTTATATTAATCAATTATATTCTATAACTAGATCACCTGTAGATGTCACCAAAGCTTATTTTGAAGGACTAATTGATAAGACAAGAGAACAAGAATTTTATAATAGTAAATTAGGACTTCCACATATTGTAGAAGGCGCTCAAATCAAACAAAATGAAATAGACGAAGTTATTAGTCCAAGAAGAAAAGACCAAAAGATACCTGAAGGGTTATTGATTACAATGGGTATAGATCAAGGAAAATGGCTCCATTATGAAATAACAGGATGGCAATTTCCAAAATTAACTAATGATCTTAATGCGAGTGCTGAAGCAATCGTCCTTACTGAAGGTAAATGTGTTGATTTTAATGAATTAGACACTCTAATGAAACAATGGCAAGTTTTAACTTGTGTTATAGATGCTCAACCTGATCGACGAATGGCATATGAATTTGCTTGTCGTTTTTGGGGTCATGTCAAACTTTGTTATTATGCTAGAGGTCAACAAAGTAAATCTATTAGAATTGATCCCGATGAAGATCAACATAGAATTACAGTTGATCGGACTTCTTGGTTAGATGTAGCATTAAATCGTTTCCATACTAAAACTATTATACTTCCTCAAGACGTTTCAATTGAATATCAAGAACATATTCAAAATATAGTCAGACATTATCGTGAAAATAAAAGTAATGTTATCAGTGAATATGTTAAAATTGGACCTGATCATTTTGCTCATGCTCGTTGTTATTCTGAAATCGCTTTACCTTTGGCTGCTTCTTTAACCACAAATCAAAATATACGAGTTTTTCTCTAATGGCTAAAGAATTCAATATTATAGATTCTATTCATCCTGACTATTCTAGTAAGGTATCAAATTGGTATAAATTTCGTTATATAATGGAAGGTGGCGATACTTTTATTGAAGAATATTTAAAAAGTTATAGTGATCGTGAAAAAGAGCCTGATTTTACTAAAAGAAAGAAAATTACTCCTATTCCTAGTTTTGCATCCGCTGCTGTTACTGATATTAAAAATGCTATTTTTCAAAGAATGACTGAAATTACAAGACAAGGTGGCAGTAAAATTTATCAATCTGTTATGGCGGGAGATTTAGGTGGAGTCGATTTATTAGGTGCTACAATGAATTATTTTATAGGTAATGAAATTCTTCCTGAATTACTAAATATGGGTAAAGTCGGTGTTTATGTAGATATGCCTGTATTTTCAGAACAACAAACTTTAAATAGTACAAAAAATAAACACCCTTATTTTTACAAATATAATACAGAACATATAAAAAATTGGAGATTATCAAAACAAGGTGAATTTATACAATTTGATATGCTTCTTCTTGAAGAACAAATATTAACTTATGATAATTTTTATCAACTACCAGATAATGATATGACTAGATACAGATTATTGACTAAAGAAGACGGAACTATCCTAGTTCGGTTTTTTGATGAGATAGGTACTCAAATTTCTATAGATGGAGAACCTACTAATGAAGCTATTGAACTTGGTATTAATCGGATACCTTTCGTAATTCTAGAATTAAATCAATCATTACTCCAAAATATTGCAAACCATCAAATTGCTCTTCTTAATTTGGAAAGTAGCGATATTTCTTATGCCCTTCTTGCAAATTTTCCATTTTATGTTGAACAACAAAATAGACTCCAGAGTGCACATCTAAAAACAACAGAATCAGAAGGGGAAACTCAAGAAATTGAAGTGGGAGGAACAGTAGGTAGAGCCTATGCAACTGGTAATAATCCTCCCAATTTTATTCATCCTAGTTCTGAACCATTATCAGCATCGATGAACAAACAAAAAGCACTAAAAGAAGATATTCGCTCTATCGTTCAATTGGCTTTAAGTGCGATTCAACCTAAATATGCTTCGGCACAAGCTAAAGAATTCGATGAACATGGTCTTGAAAGTGGTCTTAGTTTCTTAGGTTTAATTTTAGAGCATGGTGAACGTCAATTAGCTTCATATTTTATGGAATATGAAAATAGTAAAGAATTAGCTATTATAAATTATCCTGAACGCTATTCCTTAAAAAGTGATCAAGAAAAAATTACCGAAGCTAAAGATTTATATGATATACTATTAAAAATACCATCAAAATCTGCACAAAAGTCTATAACAAAAATAATGGTTAAAAAATTATTAGAAACAAAAATAACAGGTGATGAATTAAAGGGGATATTTACAGAAATAGACGAAGCTAAATATATTACTAGTGATCCAGAAATTATTCAAGGTGATTGGGAGAAAGGTTTTATTAGTACGGACACTGCATCATCGGCTCGTGGTTATAATTCTGAAACAGAAGTACCAAAAGCAGCCGAAGATCATGCCAATCGTATTAAACGTATTCAAGAATCTCAATCTTCAAGAGGAATTGATGATTTGGATAATGATCCAGAAGCTAATGCTAAATTAGAAAAGAAACAATCTCAAAATCCTGATCTTCAAGGAGACGGGACAAAGGCGGTAAGAACATGATCTTCCCTAGATTAAGAAATATGTTTAAGAAAAAAACAAAAGTCGTTTTAAGAGAAGATGGTATCCGTTATAAAAAGACTACGTTTGAAAGAATTATTTCTAGAAAATCTAAACTCCAGAATCTTGATTCTAGAATCAAAGAATTAGAATGATTTGGGACGGCTCTAGTAAAACAAGACCTGATCCAAGTGTTTATCG